CGGCAGCGTCAGATGTGTATAAGAGACAGCATATACAGAGGTCATTGCTGGAATAGTTTTAACAGCTCCTTCAATTATATATGCTTTTGGATTTATATACGTTGCTTTATAAAGTGAATTTGTATCTAAGTATAATCTAGCAGTTCTTGGAGATATTTCTTCACACATATGATAAACACCAGCAGTGCCATCCCTTAACTCAGCATATAAAAATAATCCTTGAACTGTAAAAGCAGCATCTTGATCTACTGCAACTGTCGCATATAAATCAAGTGAAGTTGGATCAAGGTCTTTCATTTTTCGAGCAATATCATTACAAGCATCTATTAAAAATTGAGTCAATTCCGTTGGACTTGGAGAAGTAGCAATTGATATACTTGTTAATGATTCTACTCGTGCTTGAAATGTTAATTCAGCCATTTATATCTCTAGTTTATATTTTCAATAATAGAGTTAGCCGACAGAGATAAGCAGGAAGAATACGCCCACCTCTGCCGACTAGAATATAACTATCTATGCACCTGCATAAATCGTAGCAATAGAACCAGGAGTACCAGAAGTACCCAAATGTGCTATCACTAACCAACCGCCATCAACAGTACAAGTAATATCTACATAACTTCCAACATCCCCACCAGTTGCAGTTGCATCAGCATCAAAAAGAAGCCAATCATAACTTGTAGGAGTTGCAAGGGCTGTAGCTTTTACAACAACTTGAGAAGCCAACGTATCTATGGCATCACTTTGAGTAACATGAACTTGACCATAAAAATAATCTGCTGTATCACCAACCGTTATTTTCATTGCGGCATCAGTTCCGCCAACATCAAACACAAAATTGAAAGTTAATCCAACTTGTGCTTTTGGCAAAGTAATGGTATAGCCAGTAGAAGCGTTTACTAAAAATAGTCTACCACTATCTTTTTTCTCAAGAGTTTCAGCGGCAGTAATGGTTTCCATTATCTGCTTTTGAAAATTAGGTCTTGACCCTATTCTTGATCTAGTCATTGTTTACACCCCTTCTATTATTGATAGCCAACTTCAAGTTCTTGCATTACAACGTATCCAACAACATCAGAATCGTTTAACAAATGGAAGAATGGAGTAACTATTTCACCAATATCAAAACTAAAAGCAGTTGCATTAACAGCAGTTGGAGCAACTCCATCTATCTTATAAGTAACTAAACCAAGTTTAGAAACATATACTTCAAGAGTATGAGTTTCAGTATCAGCCCAATTATCAGTAGTATCAGTTTTAACATTAGTTGCGGCATTTATGATTGAGTCGATATTAATATCACCAGAAATAACATTTAAACATGCCATTTCATCATAATCATTATAATCTGCCTGATCAGCTTCTACTTTTCTAAAACCAAACATAGCTAAATCAGCACCAGATACATCTTCTATAGAAAACTTTAATTTTCCAAAGAAAGCTGGACCACCAACAGTGAACTTATTAATGCCTTCAACACCTTTTAAACCAGTTATACCCATGAACCACTCAATACCAATATTATTAGTTTGAGTAAATCCATAATTCATACCACTAGCATTTGCACCAGGCTTATCAATAGTATTAATACCAATATTTGCCATAAGTAATTGCAGTCCATCAGGATATTGATGTAAAACAATATCACCATCAGAACCATCAGGCAAAGTAGTAGTATCAGCAGTCACATCTGTAATAACAGGATATTGAGCAAACTCATATTTACTTCTCAATAAATGTTTAAGCCTAGTTCCTTGTATTGTAACTGGACCAACATCATATTTTCCGTCAGGAGCAGTTTTTCCATAGTTTGTTTCACTCATTTCAAACTCCTTTCCTTAAAGCCATACAGCAGTTAATTCAGGAGAACCAAACTCATAACCAATATCAGCATCAATCAAATCTACTCGATAAGATTCACCGCTATTCATTTTAGTTTTAACACCTGGATAAACGTGTACATCATTATTGTGACCATTACCAACTAGAGGTCTAATTTTGGCTGTTGCCATATTAACCGCTATCATTTTTACATGAGAACGATCCAAGTGAATGTCCCTAAAGATTTTCATTGTTTGACCATCTACATCAATAACTCGATTTTTAACACCGTTAGTCATTCCCCAACCAGACCCTACTTTAGACATAGAGAAGTTAGAGCTTAACTCAAGATTGTTCATCTGATAACCAGCAAGTTTGCCGATCCAATTCCAAACTGGAGTGCTAACGTAATAGTGCATTTTGACATGTTCAACAAACATATATCTAGGATCATGCAAAGCAGACAAATCTTCTAAGAAGTTGTCGTGATTTTTACTGTTCAAGTCAAGTGCGAATCTATTACCATTATTAAGGATGAAATTAATCAATCCTTCTGTGTATGTGATACCGTCAGCGTCAGTATATTGTTCACCCCAATAGGCAGTATCAGCCAGTTGAAGATTCATCTCAAGCATTTTGTCACGCCATTCCTCTTGCCACGGATTGCCTTCATATCTCAAGACAGTAGACATAGCCCTGTAGGACATTGAGCACCATCTTTTGAAATACTGAGTTAATCCATAGTCAGTGGTATATGGCTGTTGTCTCCATTGATTAGCCCCATAACCAGAAAGCTCATGGTAAGCTGAGCCAGAGACATACGCCCTTGCAGGCTCAAGTTTCTGTGCTACACTATCAGTTCCAACGCCATGACCTACATCAAGCAACGTACCATAAGTCTTACCCCAAGCACCTGCACCAGCAGCAACATAAGAAGTAGGATATGCATTAGTTTGACCTGATGTTTTAACCAATCTTACATTGAGAATTAATCCTTCTGCTATTACAGCTCCATCCTTTGTACCAGAAAAATTATATGTAGAAAGAATTTTTACATTTACATAATCATCTGGAGTAGAAGAAGAAGTAGTAGTATTAGGGATTGTAGTTGTCGTAGGAATACGTACAGTCATATCAGGTAAAAACCAACCAGGTCTTGTACCTGCGACACCAAGAATAACTCCTTGACCTATTGACGCAGTGCCAGTATTTATAATGTTTCCTAAATTACCAGAAGTAAGATAGTCACCCATTACCAATATAGCAAAAGTATTACCCTGTGTGTTTGGCATACCGTTAGCAAATGCATCATCACCAATACCAGGTACAACTGCATCTAGTATTTCTTGATAGCCTGTATTCGCTAGTGCTGCTTCAGTTGTTACAGTACCAGTCCAAGCATTTGTTATCGCAACAGATACATCCGCAGTAACAAGTTCGCCATTTACAGTAGAACCAACTACATAGCCAAATTGTTTGAACGGACCAATGTCACGTTTAATTGTGTATTTGAAATTAGGATCATCCGTGTTCTTCTTACCCATTGTATTAAGGTGGTGAAGGAACGGATCACGATTGAAAGACAATTTGGTATAAGAATTACCAAAGTTATACTTTCGTCTTAAATCACCAGTAACAGGTGATGTACGCCCAGATCGTTGATTTACATCTGGTGTGTTGAAATTTTGTACAGGGTCACTAGGTAGACCAGCTCCAGTTTGCACTGGGTGAGCAACAGTTCTAGGGGTGTCCCCAAAATTTCTAGTTATGCCACTATAATCATCAGCCATAACTTACTCCATATTTAGAGTTGCTATATTTCGTCAACAGTTCTGAATTTAGAATTGTCTATATTAAACAATTTGTCAAATACGACTTTTCCAGATTCACTCTGATTCTCTTCACCTTGACCAGATTCGACTATAGTGTTGTTTCCAAATGCTGAAATTTTCTGTCTATGCCTATTACTTTCGCCAATAATACCTCTAATAGCGTTGTCAGTAACTAGCTCGGGGTTGAACAAAAGATAGGTATCTTCAAGTGTAATATCTGAGTTGGCGACCTTATCTTGGAATTTCTCCCAATCAGATTCACTCAATCTAAATTTCTTCATCAATGCCTGTTTCTGTTCAGCCTGTACGTTAGCTAATGCTTCCCTATTATCAAGATTCTTTTGTTCTTGACTCTGACGATGTACTTCTAATGCCAGTTCAGCTTTTCGATATTTGCCTGAATCAGATTCAGGATCGTCTATTGCTTCTTGCGTATCATATACAAAGTCGTCACCAAGTTTAAGAAACTCTTTGATATTTTTAGGTTGCGGAGAATTTGAAGAGCCATTCTTGGCATCTTCTAGTTGTTTGGCGAGTCTTTCGTTCTCTTTTGCCAGTCTTTGACCTTCCGTGCTTGATGCTTCGTAGCGTTTTTCAAGGTTGTTCAGTCTCTTCTCGGTATCGGGATTGGTGTTGGCATTGTTATCTGCTAATTTAGCATTAGATTCTTGAGGTTGGATTGGAACATATTCTTCATCATCATCGTCACCATGAATTTGGCGATCTAATGTATTGAAGAAAGTGTCACCTTCCAGTACATTGTTATTTGTGCTCTTATTATCTAATTCGTTCATTATTTTACTTTACCCTCATATTTAATTTAGACTCATTTATATGACTTTTAAAAGCCTTTTTTAAGCCTATTTTTCGGTTTTATTACTCGTTTTACTTGACTTAATCTTTGCATCAGCTTGTATCTGTTTCAATATTAATTGTAATTCAGACTTAAATTGATCAAAGGCAAGTTTACTTTTGTCTCTAATGGCTATCTGTTGTGCTTCTGTCTCCAATGTATCCTTCTTGATTTCCATTGCACCAACAGCAACCTTCAACTGAATCTTGGTATTTACTATCTCTGCTTCCATAGATTCTGCATCGTGTTCCATTTTCTTTATCTGGTCATCTCTTTCCTGTACTGCACCTTCCAACCTTTTAACTGTTGAAATATCTTGCAATATCTGATCCTTGTTCTCTATCTCTAACCTTATCAATCCATGTTCAGGTAGAATCATTCCTTTTTCAACAAGACTCATAGTTCTAGCTTCTTGCATCTCTTTATTTACGGGGAAAGTAGAGCCAGCAACAAATTGTATGTCAAACTTGGCTGTCTGATAATCATGATAGCGACCAACTAATTCACCAGTTTGATAGTCAAATTTAGGTTTATTGATTTCGACTTCTACAATATCTGTTTCGCCTACGATCCTAAATATCTTATTGGTATCATATACATTCTGACAGACCTCAAGGTGGACAATACCTATATGTTCCATACAAGGCTCAAGGATGTTTGAAACCCACTTGCGTAGACCTCTAGTAGATTGTTCATCTCTCATTGCAGTAGTTCTAAATGGTTCATCATTTCGTTCGGTTGTACCTACAACTGCACTATCATTGACGCCAGCAATATAAGGAAGATCATTCTTGCCTTCCTGTACTAATGTGAAGAACGCACTATTCAACTGAGCTGGCAACTTGTCTTTAGGTAATTCAAAACCAGGATTGACTTCTAATATCCCACCTGGTAACGTCTTTTGCTGTTTCCATTCTTCTTTGTTACTTATTGACCCCTTAATCATGTAGGTCTGAGGATTGGAAGAAAGATTGGCATGATGAATAACAATCTGATGCCCTTTGTTGATTTCACGCTGTTTACCAACTAGGTACTTCGCAATACCTACTGGATAAGGAGTTCCACGATGCAAATAAGGAAGGCGAATCAATGTATAGTGAGTCCAGGGGTATAGCTTTGATTCGAGAAAGGTATCAGCACCGCATGATGCAACTACATGTTCACGATTTTCCCAATACGAATGGCTGTCTAATATAGTTTCTACTACGTCAGGATTTGCTACCAATTCTTTGTATGCATCATCATCAACAACATATTTTTCTACCTTCGTCTTTTCTTCCTGTAGCATAGAGAACATTTTATCACCCTCTGCTTTTATTCTACCTTCAAATTCAGTATCCATCTTCTGGAGTTCCCAATCTTTCCTACTTTGAATCATTTGTCCAGCTTCAACCTGTTGAGAGAACGCCTTCTCAGCTTCTGCTCGTACAACTGTAAATTCGGCTTCCATCTGTCCAACTTGTTCTTTTACCATCGTCTGAATTTGCTCTACGACCTTTGGATCAGCAGGAACTCGCTGTGTAACCTTCCACATCTTGACCTTAACTAACCTTCTGGTATAGAAATAAGGAACTACATCTTCCCACTCACCATTTACGGGTGAGATTGCATTTGCTATGAAACTTACACCTTCATCTTGAGAATCTACTATATATCCATCTGCGTCTCTAAAGTAGTGTACGATTTGATTGCCAGAAGATGCCTCTATTTCGGCTTCTTTGTCAGGATAAATAGCTTTCAACGCTGATTTAGTCATATTTTTAGCAACCTGTTGAAATCCTGCATCCCTGCCGAGGAAATCTCTAGAAGCTGGATCAATGTAAACAAAGCGTTCGTCTGGATTACCTAGCAATACCTCTCCATCCCCTTGATCAGCATCCTTATCTACAAATATACTCCAATTACCGCAACCTCTAACGAAACAATCTTCTGATATAAAGCCATGCTTTGACTTTCCATCCGATATTTTGAATGTGTAGTCAATTATTCTATCATGTATTGCCGCCATATCTACATCATCTGGCTGTGTACCTCTACCTATAGCCTTCCAACGTGGTGGATTGCTCGTAGCAAAGTACAACAGCATATTAATTACTGGAGTCATTCGATTAATGGTGAAGGTTGGCATACCTGCCGCATCAAGCGTCTGCAATTCCTCTCTGGTAAGCTGTTCATCCTCATAGAAACGCTTAGACATGTCTCCATTATACATATACAACTGTCGTGAATAGGTATTTGCCTGTTCATTGAGTCGTACATTATCTTGTGCTAATTCTTGTTCACTTTTATTTTTTAATATACTTAATAACATTGTTAATTTCCTTTGATTTAATTTTTATCCAAGAGTAACCCACGAGTTCCCTGAACCTGGTTGCCTTCTTGGTTTCCATCCGTCTATAATTGTTTCAATTTCTTCACGCCTATCAGCTTCAATGCTTGTTGCTGGGTCAAATGGCAACAATTCACTTACATCAGGCGGATGTGCATAACGATTAGCAAAATACCAAGATTCAAGCAAATCCTCATGACCCATCTTTGGTCCAAAGTTAAGAAACTGTCGCCTTAGGATTGGTACATCCTTTGACATGTAGTTTTTACGCTGGGCACAAATAGGATTCATAAAAGTATAAATCTTGTTGAGCTTTTCTCTACCACCTGGTTCTTCGGGAATGATTGTAACATCATATCTATTGAGGAAATTCTGCAACTTCATCATTTCTTGGAACACCCCACGAGTCATACCTACATCTTCAACACAAATAGAAGTCAAGTTGAATCTATCCCAGATGTCAAAGAATACATCGCAAATACCTGGTTCAGTAGGATCATCTAGCTTTCCTTCAATATTCCTTAGTCCAGCATTAACCATTGACTTTTCTTCAAGTTCCCATAATGCATATCTATTGTTGTTTACATCAACTGCAATCACACACATACCAACAAAGTCGGCATCAGCAGTAGCAATATCAGTTGCAGGATCACAGCCAGCAAAAGTATTTACCTGAATGTATTCGCCATTGATAAGGAGGTAATTTTTGCCATTGGTTGATTTAACTAACTTGCCTGTAAAATCTTGAATGTGTTCAGATCGCCACTTTTTAAACTTGTGAGCAGATACAATCAGCTCTACTTCTTGCCAATAGATTGATTCCTGATCCATATCTTTATATTCTTGAAGTAATTTATCAAGAACAGGTCTAGATTGGTAAGAAGCCCACAACACACCACCCTTGAGAGTAGGTTGAGTAGCAGGCATAACAAACAACTTCCAAGAATGTTTATCTAACGCTCCAGGAATCTTAATCAGGTCATTGTATTTGTCTATGAAATTCTGCATCAACGAATCCATGTGAACAGGAGTACCTATTGCAAATAGGCGTGATCTTGGATGTTGAATATCTAGGGCTGGAAGAATACCAGCAAGTAAGGTCTTTTTTAAATCTTCTCTGGAAGTAAATGTTTTGGTATTCTGCTCGTTTTCAAAATCATCAGCAAATACTCTTGTAAATCTCAATGCACCATGTTCAACTGTGCCTTCTGTTTTACCACGAATTGACTTGAGATTAGACGAGGACATTAGGCGATCACCGTATATTGTTGTTATATCCTCTTTGTTCCAAATTTCACCCTTCAACGATACATTGTCGCCAAAGCAGTATTTTATATTCTCATTGGTATTTAAATGCCTAGACACATATTTAACATTGTCCTTTGAATCATCCTGTGACTTAGATACCCAAGCATAGAATAAATTAGTCAACTCTAAATCAGTAAAGCCCCATTCCTTTGCCCAATGAGAATAACAAAAGTCTTTAATGATGCTTGATTTAATGAGGGTAGTTTTGGCATGACCACGAGCAATTACAATACCACATGGCTTTTGAGAGAAGCAATCAATTTCGTCAGCAAGTATGTAGTGGAAATCAGGAGTAGCAGACTTTAAAAAATCACCAGGGAGGAAGTATTTACCAAACGCAATTAAGTCACCAAAGCAAGTCTTTAGGTCTTGCTCTACTTGGGCGACATTTCGCGTGTTGATATTAAATGTCATTGCTAAATTTGATCTCCAGTTTTAGAATCATTCAGCGTGCTAAAGTCTATATACCCTTCGTTCTGTTCTTCATCTTCTTTGTGAATCGGTGCTGTATCTTTTTTATCAACTTCTTCTTTAGGTTTCTTAGGCTCTGGTTTAACATCTGTGTCGAACGATTGTTTAATACTGGCATTATTATCCTTTTTCATGTGATCTGGTCTAGTTAGGTCTACTGTATCTGCTTCTTTTATTTCTTTTCTACCTCCATGATCCACCCCCTCTCCTAATCTTTTACTGTTGAATCCACCAGTTCCCAATGCTGGAGCATTGTTCTGCTCTATTTCATCCATTCCAATCCAACCACCAAGTGTCTTTTGACAATCTAACTTAACCATAGAGCCTGTCTTTTTATCCTTGCTAATTGCTATTACTCCTGCCATCACACTTTCAACGGTTACGCCCAACTTTCCAGCAGCAGTATCAATTTCAGTTTTCAATAATCTCATACATCTATCCTCTTGTATTAGCCTTAAAGCCTTATTCATTATCTGCTTATTGCTTTTATTCTTTACTGTAAAGTGGTTTGAATATGCAATAATAATAGGAAGTCCAGCAATAACATCCATAACAAAGCCTAGTTCACTAGCAGAGCATCTTTTACGAACTGATCTCTTTTTAGTCTCTGCTGTCCTTGGTATCCCAAATGAATGTCTATTTTCACGCAATGAAAAGTCAGTATCCATCCAGTATTTCTTTTTACAAACATATGAACCAACACAAGTTAAGACATATCCCTCTGGTGCCCACTTTTCATTCCAAGGTTTATCATCCATTGGATGCTTAATATCCTTCTTCTTTAATACTTGTAGCACTCTTCCATCGTCTGCGAAAGTCCATGAACCTTGCTTAGCTGTTCTCCAATTATCTTCAAAGGTAGGCAACAGTCCCTCTTCTATCATGAAGTATTGTTCCCAATCATCTTTATCATCGAAAACAATATGTTCAATCCCCTCCCCTCGATATTGGATACATTCTATCAGAATGTCGTGCCTTAGTTCTAAATAGGCTTGTGCCATGTCACGCTGTAGCCCCAGTATCAGTAATAGGTTCTTTTAGGTCTGTTTCTAATTTATCGAGCTGTCGTTCCCTCGATGCTTCATTCTTAGTAACAACTTGAGTAACATCACGAGCCTTTATATCACCAGCTTTATTCATTACCCACATGTACCTTGGAGTAGGCTGACCGCTTTTCAATGGAGCAAACATCTCAGAGTAAGCAATGTAATCAACAGCCTGACTGTGCATGAAATGCTCTGCCCTTACAACTACGCAAAACTCCATAACAGAACGGATAAGAGGAGTCAGCAAATCAGCTTCGTCAACGCCAAATATACCAATACGATTCTCTTGTATAATGGAGGGCTTTGGAGTAACTGGTTGATTTACGTCTTGCACTATTTCTATTGGTTTCATATTGTGGGCTTTGTGATCTATAATTTGATGGGTTTGCTTCATTGCTGCCACCTTCTCATTATTCTCGGCAGTATCAGCTTTTTCTTGTGCTTCCATTTTTACAGTATCTTCGTCTACTCCTACTTCTTCATTCTGTTGCTGATCATATTCAGCCATTGCTCTTTCTCTGTTATTTATCATATTGTTGTTACTTCCTTTTTGCTTTTTAATTCTGGATGTTCTTTTTCAAACTGTTCTGGAGTCATTCCAAATAGGTGTTTAAATTCAGCCTTTTTATACTCTGGATCATTATCAATTATATCAGCTATTCTTTTCATTTCTGAATCATATAATCTCTGCCACCGTTCAAGACTTTCTTTTCTCTCTTTGCGATCTTTAAACCATTGATTAATTGCTTTGATCATACTATCTTAACTCTCTTTGCTTCCTTCAACATTTTAGATACACTCTTTGGATAAAATGTAGGCTTCTCCCATTCTTTCCAGTATAATTCTTCTGTTAACAGTTTATTTTGTAATGATCTTTTCTCCCATTCTTTCTGCCAATCCATATCTTCAAAGTCGTCAACAATAATTAATGTATGTCGTTTAGCAGGTGGATGTTTAGCCCCTCTGAACTTTTCATGCCACTTTCTTACTGCTGTAGTTTTACTAAATCCTCTTGGTTGTATAATTCTAAAAGTATTATCTTTATTGTACACTGTTCTAGCAAAATCATATAAATTATTATACGGATCAAGTTCCCTTACTGGTACTTCACTCAATCCTAAAGCTCCAGTCACCTTCTTTGTAACTCCAGCAGTTAAGGCTACTCCGATTGCTTTAAAAAAATTCAGTCTATTCATCTTTCTTCCCTTTGCCTTTTGTTACAGTTAAATCACAATGATCACAAGTAACAGTATTACTATCATCTGACAGTATTGGTTCATGCAACCTTCCACCTTGACGATTATAACAACTATTACTAATTGAAAATGCTTCATTTATTGCTTTATGAAATTCATTCTCTATTTGAACTGATTCCGTTATTGGCATTTGCTTTGCTGTCAAATCAATTATATATGGATGTTCAACATTACTTCTGTCGCTTATATTGACTGGTGATGAAAAATCAAAACCTAATCTTTCCAGTATAACCTCTACTGTGTCTGTAGCATCTTGCTCCATTATTAGTATTGCTTTACAATGTATCTTACTCATTTATGAAAGCAACCTCCTTTCTCTCCCTGTTTGTTTTTAAGTTCGCCTTACTAAGTCATAATTGACCTACCTAAATTTACATGACCTGAGTAAGTCAAACCTAACTATATTTGAAATTATTTACTTAAAATATATTGACTATATAACTTTTCTCTATGTACCCTACACCTTATATACTATATAGCAAGCTATAAACAAATTAAAATATACTAACTATGTAACAGATAAACCAGATATAGCAAAGCATACCAAAGACCAAGTATTACCAAAGAATAACAAGTATATATATTATATACTAAAAATAATTTCTGTTATGACAGTAATTTATGCCTTGCGGCATTGGTGTACTTTGACTAGTGAATGGAAGCAAATGTAAAAAGTTCTACAAATTTTTTTGCTAAATTTTTTGCAAAGCTACATATATATCTCTGTGGCAATTGTTCAATGAATTTGAAAATGGTTCGCGGTACTAACTGCATCACAAGCAAAAACATATTATATACCTGTTGCAAAAGGTTTTAAAAATGATGTCCAGTACTGTATGGATCACCTATATTGACCCCGACCGGGTTAAATCGAGAAACAGTTTCTCCTTTTTCACTTCAAAACCATTTAGAAAGGCATTATTATGTTATTAACTATCTTATTTCAAAGCAATGACAAGAACGCAGTAGGACCAGGTAGGTGGCAGGTGCGTACCACAGGCCAAACGATCAAACTAGGTGACAGGACTGTACTTGAGGTTCAAGGTACCAATGAGAACGCAGCACTCGGCTTAATCTTTGAGGACCAGGTGAACATCAATCCACTCATCATCGTTGAGGAAGCGTGAGCCATCCGGCTCCCTTCCAGTGAGCAATTATATAGGTATATAGATGTTATAGACTATTGCATTGTAATAGATTCTAAGACTGGATAAGGTTATCTAGTTCACTTTATACCAATAAATCCAAGGCTGGACAGGTTATTGTTGAGGCAAGCAATACAGTAACTGTATCCAGTCTTGGTATATTAGTTGTATATTACAAGTATATTACCGAATAATATTTTGTATATAGGCTATTTCACAGAATAATACTGTCTCTTATACACATCTCCGAGCCCACGAGACGGACTCCTATCGCGTATG